CATAGACAGGTAACAAAGGTCTGCCCTGTAAAAGAATTCGCCAAGTTAGCTGAGATAGATTAGCGCAAGTCTGAAGAACTTGATAGGTTGGCGCGATACCAACACTTGGCACCATTTGCCCCTTTAGTTCAGTGGATTAGAACGCAACTCTACGGAGGTTGAGGTCGGAGGTTCAAGTCCTTCAAGGGGCACCAAATTGGATCCATAGTACAAAAAAGAGGAAGCAACTAATTTAGGATCGCTGGATGTGGCGAGCAGTAATGTGTCGCCTTCATCGGATGCCTGGAGTGAGCAAACCCAACTATCCCATCCAGCACTTTTTGGAATTATATGTTAACACCATGGAGATATTTTATGCCAATAATTGATTTGCCTCCTAACGGAGATGTTGCGTTCTTTTATAATCGCGACACAGAAACTCAAGTCGTTCATACTTGGGATCCATGTCCTGCAAGAATGCATTCTGATAAATTCATTTATTGGGTTTCTAAGAAAGATAAGATTGTGGAAAAGGGTTGTTGGATTCCTGGTAAAAAAATAGATGAATTGGTGCTAATAGTAGTTGAACAAAACACCAATGAACCCGCACCTGATGTTTTTCCAGTAACACCTTTAGATAAAGGTATCAAAACATGAATAGATATGGAATTTCGCTTTAGTAGGCTGATAAATAGATGACATCTTTCACTCATATACGAGATACAAATGCAAATTAGGCAAAATGTTCTAGAAGCAGTCAAGGAACTGAAACCTGCCGTATTTCGACAAGAATTCACAAAGATCTTTTCATGGCAAGACCTTGAAAATCTTTTAAATCTTCGTCCATTTATTAATCCATCGCGATTTCAAGTTCTGAACAATGGTGAAGGTTATCAGTGGGATAGACAAAGTTGGATGTCTGATGTCAACACCTACCCACCAACTCTTTTGAATGAAGTGATTAAAAAACATCATTGTTATTTTTCTGATTGTTCAAGAGTTAACAAAGAAATCAACGAAATTTGTGGACAATTAGAACAAGCATTTACAAATACACGCGCATGCGCAGATGCTCACATTTATCTCAATTTGAGCGAAAATGAAAATGGATGGGGTATTCACTGGGATACTTCACACAATCTGATTGTTCAGATGGAAGGTGAAACAAGATTTGAAGTTTGGGATGAAGGTGTGATGGGTGCAAGAAATATGAATTTCTTACCAGAACAACCAGTCATTGATGAAGTTCTTCTTCCTGGTGATGCGATTTTCGTTCCAATGCGTGTCTATCATCGTGCAACAAGTCTTATGAAGAGAATGAGCGTCAGTTTCCCAATCTCTATTGGAGATGTAACTCTACCTCAAGAAAGACATTGGATTAAGATCACTTGATTGTTGCAGTGGCTGATAAGATAAGCGCAGATCTGCAAAATCTGTTTAAGTGGGAGCATTACCCACCTGCAACTCCAATTTCGGGACAATGGCACAGTTGGTTAGCGCACAGTCCTGATAAGACTGAGGTCGATGGTTCGAATCCATCTTGTCCCACCATTGGCTCGGTAGAACAATTGGTTAGTTCACATGCCTGTCACGCATGAGGTTACGGGTTCGAGTCCCGTCCGAGTCGCCATTACATAAGATCTTAGATTATGAACATTACACTTACAAAATCTGCAGCAGATAAAATCACAGAGGCAATGATCAAGGATCATCGCAATGCCTGGAATACACCTAACCTTCTTTTTCGCATTCATGCTGAGGGTGGTGGTTGTTCTGGCATGCAATATGGTTTTAGCATTGAAGACACAATTCAAGAAGATGATACAATGATTGAGCAACACAATATCAAAGTGATTGTTGACCCATTCAGTTATCCATATGTTGATGGTGTTATAATAGATTTTGAAAAGAAACTATTCAGCAGTTCATTTGTAATTAAAAATCCAAATATGCAAGGGTCTTGTGGTTGTGGGACATCTTTTGCCATTTAAAATTGGGACCATAGCATAATTGGTTAATGCAGCAAACTCATAATTTGTTGATTCTTGGTTCAAGTCCAAGTGGTCCCACCAAATTTAACTTTACTTTTGCAAATTACTATAGTATAATATATAAACAATCGGACATTAGCACAGCCTGGTAGTGCGTCTGCTTTGGGAGCAGAAGGTCGCAGGTTCGAATCCTGCATGTCCGACCATTTTTATGACTGGAGATTATTATGGCTAATCATGTAAACACTCATGTTCGTTTTGAGAAACTCAACGATGCTGGCAAAGCAAAGTTGCAAGAACTATACTCGCGTGTTCGAACTGGAGATGGCTATGAGTGGTTCAGTGACATCTTCGGTATTGATCGTGAGACCAGCAATCTCTACGAATGGAATCTTCAGAACGTCGGACCGAAGTGGTGTTACTTCGAAGATCGCGGAGAAGATTATTTCAATACAGTTTCTGCTTGGAGTTTTCCGCAAGCAGGATTAGAATGGCTCTTTGAGCAAATTGCTTCTGCTGATCCAGACTTCATCGCTTCTATCATGTATGAAGACGAAATGCCAAACTTCTTTGGTGTTTATGTTTACAACAAGGATGGTATGGTTGATGGGTGTGAGTGGGGTGAAGAAGGCGAAATTACAGAGATGATGGAGCAAATGGTTCCGTCGCTCAAGGAACTTGATCAAGATGAACAAAGTGAAGTTTATTCTGATCTTTGGTCTGAGAATATTTGGGAACTTGTTCACGACAAGCAAGATCAAGTATACAATGACATTATGGAGTCGTTGAAATAATTTTCGCGACTGTGGTGGAATCGGTATACACAACAGACTTAAAATCTGTCGGCGTTAGCCATGTCGGTTCAAGTCCGACCAGTCGCACCAGAATGCGGGATTAGTTTAATGGTAAAACAGCAGATTTCCAATCTTCGGTCGAGAGTTCGATTCTCTCATCCCGCTCCAATTTTAAGTCCTCGTAGTTCAGAGGATAGAACAACAGCCTTCTAAGCTGTGGGTCGCAGGTTCGAGTCCTGCCGAGGACGCCAATTTAGAGAGTATTATGCAATATTCAGTATTGAACCCTTGGAATCCTGGAATTCTAGATGGAAGGCTTCCAAATGATATTTTTCAGGATCTGAAGCAGCGTGTGCTCGACGAGAGAAATAAAAGAGTAAAGTATAACGACAGTCTTGTTGCATATATCAAAGAAGAGTATCAGTATCCACACCAAGAGCATCCGCAACTATGTTCTTATCTTCTAGAAATGTATAGCGTATGGCGACATACATTTGGTGTGGAGACAAATTTAAACAATGATCAGATTCCAATTGTGAATGATGTTTGGGTGAATCATCAGCGACGTGGTGAGTATAATCCAAATCACAATCATGGTGGTAAGGCATCGTTTGTCATTTGGGTTAACATTCCATATGATATTGATGAAGAATTAAAAGTAGATTATTATACAAAGAAAAATGATAATCTAAAAAAGGCTGCATTTGAATTCACATATTCAACACTGACAAACGGTGTAAGTACGATGACACTTTGGATCAACAAATCAGACGAGGGAAGAATTCTGATGTTCCCAAATCAAATGCTCCATTGTGTATACCCATTTACAACCAGTGATGGAGTTCGCATCTCTGTTGCAGGCAATATGTGGATCACAAATAAATTTTAATGCGGGATTAACTCAGTGGTAGAGTAGCGCCTTTACACGGCGAATGTCGGGAGTTCGACCCTCTCATCCCGCACCACTATATAACACTATGCAAAGAGAAAACTGGTTTGTTACTCCAATTTGGTATGACTACACTGAATTCGATTTCGGTGCAGCTGCTCGCAAATGTCTACAGTTGCGAGAATCAAATTTTCCAAACAGAGTATTGAGCAATGATGGTGGATGGCAAAGCCGTGACATAAATTTGTCTGAGTATGATGAGTTAGCAATCGTAAAAAATATTCTGAATCAAAAGATTTCAGACATGTCTATGGACATTGATCCTAATTTAGTTTTACAGTTAGGTAATGTATGGATCAATATTAATGAACCTGGAAATAGTAATAGGGCGCATCTTCATCCTGTCTCTGCTTTCTCTGGAACAATTTATATTTCAGTGCAAGAAAATAGTGGTAAGATTGTATTCTATAACGATACAAGTCCACAAAAACATTATCCATTTATTTGTGATACATCTCCATTATTTTTCAAACAGGTTTTCTACACTCCTAAAAATGGAATGATTGTGATGTTTCCTTCTTGGATTCCCCATGAAGTCGAGAGAAACATGAGTAACACGCATAGAATTTCTATTTCATTCAATATACAGCATCCAGGATATTATAAGTAGCGGGATTGATGTAATGGTAGCCTGGGTCCTTGCCAAGGATCGCGCGCGAGTTCGATTCTCGCATCCCGCTCCAATTTTATGAGCGAACAGAAAAAACTAAGATTCGAAGATTTACAGCCGCATGTTGATATGCTGTGTGATGCATTAGAAAACAAAGGTGCTTCTGCTTCTGGCATTCCACATCCGACTGTAATGAAGGAGTTGGCAGAACGTTATCGCGAAATCTTGAGCAAGATTAGATCAAAGCAGATAACATTTGAGGATCTGATTTATAAATTGCATTTGTTAAATCATGAATCAAATCATGCAGCAGAAAACAATCAGTCTCATAGAATCAGTAAGATTGTTCATGCGCTTGATATTTTCATCATGAAAGAGTATAATAAGTATAGAAATTAAGGAAGGGTGGCAGAGCGGTTGAATGCATCAGTCTTGAAAACTGACGTCTCTTTACGGGGACCGTGAGTTCGAATCTCACCCCTTCCGCCAAAATTTAAATTATTGCCCAGATGGTGGAATGGTATACACGGTGGTCTTAGAAGCCACTGCCGAAAGGCATGGAGGTTCGAGTCCTCTTCTGGGCACCAATTTATGGAGTAAGTTATGAGTTATAAAGTTGGCATTGTTGGTGGTGGTTTCGTTGGTGGTGCAATGTATGAGAACTTCAAAGGTGTCTTTGATGTTCATGTATGGGATACTAACGAAAGCAAGCGCACGATCAAAACACTCAATTCATTTGTTGATTGGTCAGACATTATTTTCGTCTGCGTTCCGACACCGATGAAAGAAAATGGTGAATGCGACACCTCAATTGTTAAGGATGTTGTTGCAAAGATCGCAAACTTAGATCGTCGTAAGTATGTCGTCATCAAGTCAACTGTAACTCCAGGCACAACTGAAGAACTTGCTGAGCGCCATAACATGGTAATCGGATTCAATCCAGAATTTCTAACTGAAGCAAATTCATATAACGACTTCCGTCATCAGCCATTAATTATTCTTGGTGCAGATGATACTGGATTAGGCACCGTGATGGCACAATTATATTATGAGTTTAATACCAAGGTTGATAACGTTGCTCACGTGATTCAACGCAGCACAAAAGAAGCCGAGTTGTTTAAATATCTCGCAAACTGCTTCTTGGCAACTAAAGTTATCTTCGCGAATGAATTTAAGAAACTTTGTGACAAGGTCAGCGTTGACTACGGTCGCATTGCAGAGATTGCAGTGCTTGATAAACGTCTTGGTCATACACACTGGCGAGTTCCTGGACCAGATGGCAAACTCGGATTCGGTGGATCTTGCTTCCCGAAGGACACTTCAGCATTGATCAATTATGCAGACTCTTATGGTTCAACATTGTGGCTTCTCACAGAGGCGACATATATAAATGATGAGATCCGCGATGGCGGTCGTTTTAATAAACTTGAGATTCTGGATGGTGGATTAGAGTAATATGTCACTGGTACTCGTCGTAGACAAAGGCGGCATGCCCAAAGACTGGGTCGATATGGAATCGGCTGCGTGTTATTACGCCAAAAAGAAAGTTCTATGGGAAATCGGTAGCACCATCAAGACGATGTTTGGTGGGCATAATTCTGTTGGTGAACAATCTAAGATTGATATCAAATCAATCATCGGTGTTAGTGGTCCGCTATTGGGCGACAAGTTCTACAATCAGCAGACGGTGTTTGCAGATCGTATGACTCTTTATGCGCGTGATCAACATATCTGCGCATATTGTGGAGATGAGTTTAGTACCAGCCAACTTACAATTGATCACGTGATGCCAAAGTCGCGTGGAGGTAGCAACCAGTGGACGAATTGTGTCACTGCTTGCCGTCCCTGTAATCATCGCAAAGGTTGGAAAACACCAGAAGAAGCAAAGATGCATCTTCTTTATGTTCCGTATGCTCCAACTGTGCACGAAAGAATCTTATTGAAAAATCGTAGAGTGCTTGCAGACCAAATGGAATTTTTGAGAGCAAGCATTCCTAAACATAGTCGAGTTTGGAGAAATGTAGCATGAGCACTGGTGGTAAAGGAAGCAAACCACGACCTTTGAGTATTCCGCGAAAACAGTTTGATGATAACTGGGAACGCATCTTTGGCAAAAAACAAAGTGAAAAAGATACAAGACAAAAAGATAGTTCTGTGCCTTCCAGGGCGTAATTATTCTGGAGACTTTCTCTGCTCTTTCACCGAATTGGTGATGACTCTTACGAGAGCAGGAGCAGAGGTTCAGATCAGTCAGCAATATTCTAGCATGGTGAATGCTGCGCGATGTCTTGTTGCTGGAGCAGACGTGATGCGCGGCGAGTGGCAAAAGCCATTCAACGGTCTTGAATATGATTACATGATGTGGATTGATTCAGATATTCGATTTAGTCCACAACAGTTCTTAGAACTCTACGAAATGGACAAAGACGTTGCTTCTGGATGGTATGCCCAGCCTGGAGCACCAAACGGAAATTACTTTACACCTGTTGTTGAAAAGATGGACAACAGTTATTTCTTGACCAATGGATACTTCCAATTCTTGCGAGTCAAAGACTTTGAGTTGAAGCAAAATCCATTCAAAGCAGACTATATTGGATTTGGTTGGGTGTTAATTAAACAAGGCGTGTTTGAGAAACTTCCATATCCTTGGTTTGCACCAAGAAAATTGTCAGTGGGTCAGAATGTTTCTGACATGTGTAGCGAAGATGTTGCGTGGTGTTTAGATGCACGCGCAGCAGGATTTGATCTTTGGGTGAATCCTAAAGTTCGCGTTGGACACGAGAAAACATTGACTATATAAGATACTACTACTGCGGGGTAGTGAAACAGCATCACAGAGGACTCATAATCCTCAATTCCAGGTGCAACTCCTGGCTCCGCTACCATTTTATGGAGACATTATGAAACAATTGAATTTGAATTACCCAAATGATTTCGATGGCGCACATCAGGTTGGTGGTGTGAACGATCAGAAGCCAAAGATCTACGAAAGTCCAGATAAAGGCAAAACTGTTTATGAAAGAGACTTTGGTGCTGCGCCATCAACTCGTCGCGTAGTTAAGACATCAATTCAACAGCAATGGAACATCACATATAGTTATGAAGATCCTATTCCAATGTGAGCAATTAAACTTTCGTGGAACAACCAACTCCACATATGATTATGCTCGATACAACCAAGAGATTCTTGGTAATGAAAGTGCAATAGTCTATAGTTCTGTTAGTCCTTCTGGATTAGACGTTGGTTCTCATCCAGACGTTGTTGATGAATTTAAAAATCATTTCAATGTGCTACAATACGACTCAGAAGAGCATCTGAATGAGATTGCTTCGAAGTATGATTTCTGCTACAGCCAACGCGCTGGATATCTTTACGAACAAGTAACAAGAAAGAAGCAACTTGAAGTGAAGTCGACCAAGTTTGGTGTTCATAGTGTGTTTCAATGGTATGAACCGCACGGAGATGTTTATGCATACATCTCTGAATGGCTTTCAGATAATGTCGCAAAAACATACAACGCGCCACTCAAACCATTTGTTCCATATGTGGTTGATCTTCCAGAGCCATCTTACAATCTTCGAGAAGTTCTTGGCATTTCAAAGAACAAATTAGTTTTTGGTCGTCATGGTGGATTCAATACATTCGACATTCCGTTTGTATATGAAGTCATCAAGAAGATTGTCAGCGAGCGTGATGACATTGTGTTTTTGTTTTTGAATACGGTTAAGTTCATTGATCATCCAAATGTGATTCATTTGAATTCTATATTCGATAGAACTAAAATCTCAAACTTCATCAATGCTTGTGATGCGATGATTCATGCAAGGTGGTTGGGTGAATCCTTTGGTCTTTCAATTGCGGAATTTTTATTCCATAACAAACCAGTCATCGCATGGAAGGGTGGATTTGATCGCAATCATGCTCACATTCTAAATGATTACAATTGTTTATATGGAACCGAAGATAATGAAGACGCTAGAAAAATTTGGTGCGGTGCCGCTCAAGAATGTTACAATCTGATTGTTAACTTCCGCGATCGCCCAAAACAAGATTTCAAGAAAATTGTCGAGCCATTCACTCCGCAAAACGTCATGAAGAAATTCCAAGAGGTATATCTATGAAATGCGAGTATTGTGGTCTTGATCGAAATCGAGATGAATGGTGCGATTGGCAGCAGGGAAGATGCCCCCATCGAGAGAAACCGAAGATGAGCCGCTCCCACGCCCTTTTCGTCGGATCCCTAGTCACCCTCCTCGTCGTTCTAGCCCTCCTCTCGGAGGCTCTCCGTTCGGTATAGAGGATCTCGTAAGTTGTTGATTCTAAAGGAATTCCCGATCGGGAACGTTCCCTCGTAACCTATTGATTTTACACGAAATTTTATCGATCAGGTAAGTTGTTGATTTCGTTCACTTTTTTACTCTTGCTCTTTTTAGTGATTTCGACGATAATATATCTATGGGTTGAGGAAATTGTTCCCCCCCGCGAAATAGGAAGGAAGAAGATTATGGGTTTTACGGTAAATGAAATGAAGGACATTCTGGTGCGTGAGCGTGAGGTTGTGAAGAACATGCTCGACGATATCAAGAAAATGCGTCATGCGATTCGAGAGTCGCGTCAACTTATGAAGAGTTTGCGCTCGGACGTTCGGCGCGAGCAGCAGATTAATCGCGTCGTGAAGGAAGATGCTCGTGCGGCGACGAAGGCTGCTCGTGACGCGAAGCGTGCGGAGCGTGTGGCTGCCCGAATCGCGAAGGCTGAGGCTCGGCTCGAGGCTCTGAAGCAGCGTGAGTTTGCTCGCGCTCAGAAGGCGACGAAGAAGTCGACGAAGGGTGTCATATGGACGGCTGAGCAGGTTGCTGCGATGAACGCTGAGCGAGGTCTCGCCTAATGAGTACCACGAATCCTCTTGCGTTGGCGAGTGCCAGTGACATCAAGGCTCTGGTTGTGGCTTGCGAGGTCAGTGCTACTGATGCGCTTGCTCGGGTGGATTCGGTCCTGACTCGCAAGAGTCTGACTGATGGTAAGAAGGCGCGATGGACTCGTCTGCGCGAGTGGCTTGTCAATCGCGACATGAACGATGCTGCGAACTACAACCCCGATTACAACGACTTCTACGACGGCAACGGGTATCCCCGTCCTAGCGAGCGAATCTAATGGACAATCAAGAAAAGTCGAAGAAGGAACTGGAATGCGACCTTCTTTTCATAGAAGGACTTCTGATGCTGCGCGCGAGGCAGATAGCACCGTTGGTGCTCGAGGCTCGCATGCTCCAGGCTGCTCTCGTTGCTCGCGAGGAGGTGAAGCCGTGAGCGTACTTGAACGGGTGTTGGCTTGGGTCTGGCGCAGGTTTATGGCGTGGGCATCGAAGTAGGTCAAGCCGTGAGTATTATTCTTGCCTGGTTTACTTTTGCGATTTTTCGTAGTATAATGTTTCTTGTCCGTTGTTAATTTGTTATGGAGTAATTGTTATGAGTAATGTTCGATTCACGAAGCCTTCCAAGAAGGTCATTCAGGTGTATGAGATGTTGAAGGACGGCAAACCGTTTTCTTTCGACAAGATGGTGAGCACTCTTTCTTGCTCGCCAACTACGGTGATGGTGTTCATCTGCATCCTCCGTCGCGACTTTGGTGCTCAAATTGAGACCGAGCGTGATGGTCGTAAGGTGACTGCCTATCGTCTTGACAACGCTGCTGCTCTTGCTAAAACGATGGTGGCTGCTCCGAAGGCTGCGAAGCCCTCGAAGGCGAAGAGCGTTTCGGTCGTCAAGTCCGTTCGCACTGTGAAGACTGCAACACCGAAGGTTGCCGTTGATGACGGTTCGATTCCGACTCTTGATATTGAGGAAGTGAATGATAATGAACTTGCCTCGCTCAAGGCTGAACTCGGTCTGAGTGAGTCTTATTCGGAGTAAGACTTAACTGAGTGGGGCGGGGAAACCCGCCCCATTTTCTATATGCATAAACCATCAGGCGAATTCTTTTCATCGCTGGGACAATATGTCTATCAGTATGTGAATCGCGATACTCTAAAGCCATATTACACTGGCAAAGGAAATGGCGATCGATGCTGGGCGCATGTTATTGAAAAAGGATTCGATTCTGAAGATTGTTACATTGTTGCTCGAAATCTTGAAAAGTTTGAGAACAAACAAGACTGGCAATCATTCTTACTTGAATCTTATTTGATCCACATCAACGATCCTGAAAACAATTCTGTTTCAGGTCATTATAAGGAGTGTTTTGTTATGGCTTCTCTTTCTTCAATGCTTTCTAATTTTGAAAGTGCTCGATTTGATAATTTTGCGAATTTTCCAGATTGGTATGTTGATAACTATAAATCTTTTAAGAACAGAGTTCGCGAAGTTAAGATCAATTCAAGTACAACGTTTGTTTTAAGTAACGCAAAAAATCAAATGTATATGATGTTTTGGTGGGATCCTATTGATGAAGAATCGCCCATCAAAGTTACATTCGAAATTAATTTGTCAGATGGTAAAAAACTTGATGCTCTTAAAGAGGCTTTGATTTCTTGGCTAAAAACTGAAGGGCATAGAGAGACGTTTCCTGACGGTAAAATTCAGAAAGTTGCTGTCAATGTGGATGATATTGAGAGTGTTATCGCTCTGTGGGATAGTTTCTGGAAAGAAGAATAATATGGATGAGCAATCACAAATTTTGTGCGAGATCAGTGATCAAATGTATACGATTACAGGAAAGTTAATTGAAGATGGCAGAGAGCCTTTTGCAATTGCTGCAATCTATGTTATGATCGCAATGCAGATTTACAAAACAATATTATCTGAAAACGATTATAACGAAATGGTTGATGCTATTTCTGATAATCGTAATCAAGTGAAGACGTTGACTCAATTTACAAAGAGTAGATTAAACTAATGGCTCGTCAATGGCGAAAGGCTGATTTGAATAATCATTACTATTTCAATGAGAGTGATGGTAAGGTTGTAGGACATGCTTTCAATTATGCGCATTCAATGCTTTGGGGTGCAAAGGTTCCATCACCACTAGACTCTACTGGAGAAATGATCCTTGGTAGATATATTGAAATGGAATTTGCTAAGAAAGCAATTGAAGAGTTTTGGCATGATGAAAACAGAACACTGAGAATTGAAAATGAACATTTTTTATCTAAATCGTGATACGAAGATCTGCGCTCGGGAACATTGCGACAAACACGTTGTCAAGATGATCGTTGAGTATGCGCAATTACTTTCAACAGCACATCGCATTCTAGATGGCAATCATTATTTCGACAAAAGCAAAAACAATCGCAAGATTCATCGCTGGAAGTTGGATCAGTATCGCGAAGATACCATGTATCATGCAGTGAGTTGGAATCATCCTTCTGCTATTTGGGTTCGTGAGTCTTTCGATCACTATCAGTGGCTCTGGAATATGGCTTCTGAACTCTGTCAGGAATATCGTCATCGTTACGGTGGCGCGAATGATAAGCAGCACAAGTCCTCGTTGGTGATTCAGAAACTGAGTTTCGCTCCTGACAATATTGCTCGAACAGGAATATTCTCAGAGCCTCCGCAAGCAATGCCAGAAGATGTAAAGGTTCCTGGAGACTCAATCGCTGCATACCACAATTATTATCGTGTCTACAAGAAACGATTTGCCACTTGGAAGAACCGAGAGGTTCCGAACTGGTATAAATAAAGGTATGCTAGACTTCCTTTCTTTTATACAAGAACAGAATAATCCAGGTGGTGGACTCCACGTTTTCGACGTGGATGACACACTCTTTCACACCACAGCAAAGGTGCGTGTGATGAAAGGAGACAAGGTTGTTCAATCCTTGTCCAACTCAGAATATAACACTCACAACCTTCCAGATGGTCATCGTTATGACTATACGGAATTCCGTTCTGCAGAGAAGTTTGATACAGAGTCTGTTCCAAATCAGCGCATGCTTGAAAAGATGCGCAGACTTCACGACCGCGCAAAAGAAAATGGCGGTAGAGTCATCATCAATACTGCACGCGCAGATTTCGATGACAAGGATCGTTTCTTAGACGCTTTCAGAAAACAGAATGTCGACATTGATAACATTCATGTCTATCGTGCAGGTAATATGAAAGGCGACGGAACTGTTGCACAAAAGAAAACTGCAATCATTCGCGATCAATTAGCAAAAGGCGACTACAATCACGTGAGTCTCCACGATGATAGCGAAGAAAATCTAAATCATTTTCTCGCTCTTAAAGACGAATTTCCAAATGTGAAGTTTGTTGCTCACCATGTTAAGCCAGACGGAAAATCAAAAAGATACACTGGGTGATTTATGCCGAATTATGAGTTTTTGAATACAAAAACAAAGAAAATTGAAGAACATACGATGTCTGTTTCTGCCTATGATCAGTTTAAGGCAGACAATCCGCACCTAGAAAGATATTACAGCGAAGCACCGCTATTCAGTTACACTGGAACTGGCGACCTTGCTGGAAAGAAAACAGACAACACTTGGAAAGAAGTGATGAGTAAGATCGCAGAACAAAATCCTCGCAGCCCATTGGCTGATCGTGTTTTGCGCAAATCAACAAAACGAATTAAGACGGATGAGATTCTAAAGAAACACAAAGTCATGAAGGGATAATCATGTCAAAAAAGAAAAATAGCAATTCAGCCAGTTACATAGAAATCACATCAGAAACTATCGAGAAAAAGCCGCCGCGAATCAAAGCAGCAGAACTCAAGAAGTTCGAACCACTCACTCCAAACCAAGCAAAGTTTTTTGAAACATATGCGCGAGGAGATTACTTTACCATGCTTTGTGGTTCAGCAGGTACTGGTAAGTCATTCATTGCTTGCTACAAAGCAATTGAAGAAGTCCTTGATCGCTCGTCACCGTTTCATCGCATCGTGATTGTTCGCTCTGCTGTACAGTCTCGCGATCTTGGATTTACTCCAGGATCCGTAGAAGAAAAGATGAGTTTGTATGAACAACCTTATATGCAGATCTGTCATACGTTATTCGGTCGTCGTGATGCTTATGATGCGATGAAAGAATGTGGTCGTATTGAATTCATTTCTACCAGTTTCATTCGCGGAATGAGTTTCGATGATGCTGTGATCATCGTCGACGAATGTCAGAATATGACTTGGGAAGAATTGACGACAATTATGACTCGAGTTGGTCATCGTTCGAAGATTATCTTCTGTGGTGATTACAAACAAACAGATCTTTATCGCAATAGCAAAGACAAGAGTGGACTTCGGAAGTTTCACGAAGTCGCCAAGACTATGCAGTCCTTCACCAATATTGAGTTTACAACTGAGGATATCGTCCGCAGTAGTCTTGTGAAGGACTTCTTGGTGGCTGTTGAGAAGTATGAGAACAAGGAGAGTAAATCTAGTGACAAGTCATGATGAACTTCTTGGTGAATTGAGAAAAAGATTTTACATCCATAAAAAATTGTTTTCTGCTGAAGAATGCGATAGAATAATCGAACACTATAAAACGCAGACGTATGTAAATGCTTCTGTGGCTGACTTAAATGAATCAGAAGGAAACAAGATTGTTGCTATAACTGATGAAGATGCAAGAAAGGGTCGCATCGTTTTTTGCGATCATAAGAATCCTGTAACAAATTTTGCGTTTCAGAAATTGTTTTATAGCGTGTTGTGGGCAAACTTTGGTTGGAGTGTTTTCCCGTTACGGTTTCTTCAGATTGCTGAATATAATTCTGAAACAGATGGTGGCTTCTACAAACGTCATAGAGATATTATTAATTATCAGAATCCGCAACGAATCATTTCTTCGGTCACTCAGTTATCTAAAAAAGAAGATTACACTGGTTGCAATTTAATATTTGATGATGATTCTAACGCACCTGTAGATTTTTTAGAGCAAGGCGATACGATTTTCTTTACTTCAATTGAACCACATGAAGTGACTCCTGTGATAACTGGAACTCGATACTCGTTGACAGCGTGGTATGAGGGTCCAGTGCTTTGGGAAACTTTACCAGAGGATTTTTAATTATGTTTACACACATTGAACACAACTTTCCGCAACTGTTGAGAGAAACAGTTGATGGAACTCGAATGTACGTTTCTCCGACTGGTGAAAGATATCCTTCTGTCACAACTGTTCTATCAGATTATAACAAAGAAGGACTCAAAGAGTGGAGAGCAAGAGTTGGTGAAACGAAAGCCAATGAGATTTCTCGCAAAGCAACAACACGCGGAACTTCTGTTCACAAAGTCATTGAGAAGTTTTTAAAGAACGAAGATGTTTCGAATATCGAGATGCTTCCAAACGTTAAGTCGCTCTTTGTGCGCATGAAAGAAGAACTCTCAGAAAAAGTGGACAACATTCATTGCCTTGAGTCTCCATTATTCTCGCATAAACTCAAACTCGCAGGGACCGTAGACTGTATTGCTGAGCATAATGGAATTCTTTCTGTCATCGACTTTAAGACTTCTGTGCGCCTGAAGAAGAAAGAACAGATTGGAAATTACTTCATGCAAGGTGCAGCCTATGCCACAATGTTTACTGAGATGTCTTCCATTCCAGTGGACCGAGTTGTCATTCTGATTGGTGTAGACACGGCAAACTTCTGTCAGACTCTTGTTGTAGAAGGAGATGAACTCTTTAATTGGAAACAAGAGTTGAATAAGTATATTCTTGCATATCGTAAAAAGGTTGACATTATCACTTGATTGCGATAGAATAAGAATGTCTGGGTTAATTGGGAGATACAAGAATGAAATATTTACCTGTTATCACTGCAGCCCTCCTTCTTGGATCACCAAGCATCATGGCGCAAGAAGAGCCTACAACCGAACAGCTCCTCGGTGCAATTGCTGGAGGCGCACTTGGCAGCACAATCGGCGACGGTGACGGTCGCAAGGCTGCTACAGTTATCGGTGCAATCATCGGATATCGTATGGGTGAGCGTGTTCTAAGTTCTAATGATCGCAGAGCATTTACAAGAATGGGACACGATGACTTTCGCCGTTGGTGTCGTCATGAAGTTCCATATCGTTATGAGCATGACAGCAGACTCCGTAATCAGTGGATTTCTGGTTGCGTGAATCGTTTGAATCGTCAACAACGTGAACTTGAGCGTGAAGCATATGAGGATGGATATTATGGACCTTCCAATTAATGAATATGAATTAAGTGTGATCATCGAATGCTTACAGCGTGATGGTCGATGGGAATTGCGCGATCGCCTTCTTCTTGTTTCTGAATTGATGAAAGACGGTAAGCCATACAAGAAGATTCTCCGCGAAGAATACGGCATCGTCGCCTAATAGTCCAAATAAATCGTTTCGATCGTATTAAATTATCGCTTGCATCGCGATTTTATGTCGCGCCATGCATATATACGCTTGTGTATAGGTTTCGTATAGGTTTTAGTTCTACAGGAGTTTACTATGAAGACAGTTGGAGATAAGTTAGAACAATTTGTTATCACTGGCGTGAAGCCAGGTGCTCTCACACCTGACAATGCCTTTCAAAAGATTACAGAAAAATGTTTTGAAGGTAAGTGGAAGGTCATCGTTTACTATCCAAAAGATTTTACTTTTGTTTGCCCAACAGAAATTGTGGCATACGATAAATTGAACAAGGACTTTGCGGACCGTGACGCAGTTCTTCTCATTGGCTCTACAGACAATGAATTCTGCAAACTCGCATGGAAGAATGCGCATGAAGGTCTCAAAGCAACTACCTCTTGGTTCTTTGCTGACACTGCACGCAGTGATGAGTGGCATGATGAGGAACAAGGTCTTGTTCAACAACTTGGTGTTTTCTACAAGCCAGCAGGTGCTGCACTTCGTGCAACATTTATTGTTGACCCAGAAAATGTCATTCAGCATGTTACTGTGAATAATCTAAATGTCGGTCGTAACGCTGATGAGACACTTCGTGTTCTTGATGCGCTACAGACAGGTGAACTTTGCCAGTGCAATCGTCAGGTTGGCGAAAGCACTTTGAACGCTGCTTAATATCATGAAGGCTCTGCGATTTTTAAAGGAATGGGGGATTGTGTTAATTCCGTTGATTTGTTTCGGAGCATTTTGGTTGTTAATTACTTTTACAAATATACTTTACTAAAGGAAATCAAAATGAAGAAATTAATTCTAGCATTCGCTCTCGTTTCTGCACCAGTATTGGCGCAAGATCGCGTAGCACAATATGACTTTGACAAGGATGGCAAAGTTTCCTTCGATGACATTAATCGTTACTGCACACTTACAAAGTCACTCTTTGATAATGCTGATAAGAACGGTGATGGTTTTTTGAACAATTCAGAAATGCGCACAGCAAAGAGATATCTCTTCAGCCGCTGTGAAGCAGAAAAGCAGAATGCCTAAAAGTTCTTGCTGGCTAAATAATACTACCTTTTTTAAAAGATTAGGAGTATAATATGGAAGACGTGAAACAAATTAAATGTGGCTGTGGACGTAGTCCAACTGGTTACTGCATTGGCTTGCATGCAATGACAAATGAACAATACAAGGCTCATTTGGAACAACAGCAAAAGCAACTCAACGAACAGACAAAGCCACAATTCTTGATTGATTAATGGTAGTGAACCTCTGACTAAAGGTGTTCTGGACTCGGGTTCGACCCCCGACATCTCCACCAAATGCCCATCACCTCTTCAGCAATGTACGTGGTGGCTATCTTATGGGGATGAATTTGGCTTCGACAGGGCAAGTAATAAACCAAAGGCTACCAGTGAGGCGACTGACTTAATCAGCGCAAAAAACGTAAATGCAAACGATGATTCATTTACACCTATGGCTCTTGCTGCTTAATAAGCACACTGAGTACAAAGAGTTGACCGCTCGGTAACAGAAAGGTCTGGGTTGGTGGTGCGAACCACCAACCTTTTCTTTCCACTGCAATAATGGAGACTCGAAACATGAATGCAGTAGATATACTTTGTAATGTAGAAAAATATTTTGATCGCAACCACAATTTCTTTATGCTCTGGGGTGGCTTATTTGCTGCCGTGTTCTTTGGGTTGTTCGTGCCATTCGAAATCTACGATCGAACAATGCAACAATTAGAACTAGAGCGTGAAGCAAATGTTCTTCTCACTTCACAAATGAAAGAAATGAATCACCGCATGGAGTTTCTTGAACTCTCATATGACAAAAAACAAAAGGTGATGCGTGAAGTCGAATGTCTTGCCAAGAACATCTATTTCGAAGCAGGGTCAGAACCACGTGCTGGTAAAATTGCAGTGGCTGAAGTCACGATGAATCGTGTCAAGAGCAAACAGTTTCCTCGTTCAGTTTGTGGTGTAGTTTATCAAAAAGTCAGAGGAACTTGCCAATTCTCTTGGGTATGTCAAGACAAGAAAGCAATTCGTAGTCGCTCCGCATGGACAGAGTCTTTGCAAATTGCAGAGAATATATTGATTTCTAAGAAGAGATACGGTATAATTGGTCCTGCAATGTACTTCCATGCTGACTATGTTGACCCAGCATGGGCTGAAGAAAAGCGACTTATTGCAAAGATTGGAGCACATATCTTTTATCATTGAGGTTTTATGCGTATCATTGAAGATGTGAAGTTAGATTATAAAGATGTTTTGATTGTTCCTAAAAGATCTACAATAGAATCTCGTAGCCAAGTAAAGTTAGAAAGAACTTTTACTTTCCGAAGTGGCAATTCATGGTATGGTGTTCCAATCATGGCGGCTAACATGGATGGTGTTGGTGCGTTCGGAATGGACGATGAACTAAACAAACATCGTTGCATGGTTGCTCTCACAAAACATTATAAAGACGTTGAGTTAATTAACCATTTCCAGAAGAAACTGAATAGTACAATCTACTCTCTTGGTATCAGTGATAAAGATGTTGAAAAGTTTAGTAACGTTTTCAGCATTGTTGGACAGCCACACATGCGCGTCTGTATTGATGTTGCGAATGGTTACACACAACAGTTTGTAGAATTCGTAAAGCGTTTTCGCGATCGTTATCCTTACATTGTGCTCATGTCGGGAAATGTTGTCACACCAGAGATGACTGAAGAATTAATTCTCGCAGGTGTAGACGTTGTGAAGGTTGGTATTGGTCCTGGTTCTGTTTGTACAACACGAAAGAAAACAGGTATCGGCTACCCGCAGTTGAGTGCGGTTATTGAATGTGCAGATGCTGCTCATGGTCTCAAGGGTCATATTATAGCGGACGGAGGGTGTACCGTTCCTGGAGACGTGGTGAAAGCATTTGCTGCGGGAGCCGACTTTGTGATGCTTGGTGGAATGCTTGCTGGACACAAAGAAGGTGGAGCATCTCCTTTTGGTGATAACAAGTTCTATGGCATGAGTTCTGACACTGCCATGGATTTACATAATGGTGGTGTGGCAAACTATCGCGCCTCTGAAGGCAAGACAGTTGAGATTCCATATCGTGGTGAAGTCAGTAGAACAATGAAAGATATTTTAGGTGGTTTGCGTTCAGCATGCACCTATGTTGGAGCAAGTGAATTGAGGGAGTTGAGTAAGCGCACGACATTTGTTCGCGTGACTCAACAATTGAACAATTCCTTGAATGCATATGAGATCTAATATGGCTAATAGAGAAGAAAAGAATAATTTCTCAATGATGATCATGGAAATGGCAATCAAAGAGAAAATTGATCACATGGATGCAGTGACAACTTATTGCGAACGAAATAATTTAGAGATTGAAGTTGCTGCAACTCTGATCAATGATTCTCTAAAAAGCATCATTCAGGGTGAAGCAATGGATTTGAGATATCTTCCAAAGGGTAGCAAACTTCCGATATGAATGGGTACGATTTGTATTGCACCTACCAAGCCATCAAGTTGCATTTCAATTCAGAAAATTATAATTTCTTTCACTACGATGGCAAGACACGAGTATCTGTAGATGCATTTCAAAAACGTCGTGACAAATTTCTATTCCACCGTCTTGCGAGGAAGTATCGCGACGATGAGATGGTTCCATTTTTGGTTGCTAATTTTGTACACAGTGACGATAATTGGACCAAGTCTCTACTTGAGGAAGAAGCTGAATCTACCTACAGAGAATGGAAACGAAAGACGGATTCCATGAGCAAGATCTACGTTGAGGATCTTGAGAAGATTGCAAGCAAAGACAATTTCAACGAACTATTTAAAGTCGAAGATGGGCAGTTCCCTAAATTGCTAACTGCTTTTCTTCAGAATGATGTTACTATTGAAACAATGGTAATCTTGAATAACATCTTCGACTTTATTCGAATTTGGGACAAGAAGATTTCTGATGACATCATCTATCCCAAAGTATCAAGAAAGATTCGCAAATACGGATCATTCTTGAATGTGAATGTTGACAAGTACAAGGCTCTCACAAAAGAAACTTTACTTGGAGACAGAAATGCTATATAATGATATGGTAATGAAGAAAGTGGACAAGTCGATATACAATTCATACAACGCTATACGGAGTTATACAAATGAGTCTATCTAATCTTAAGAAGGGTTCCTCCCTTGATAAATTGAAGAAAGCAGTCGAAGCCTCTTCATCCACTGGTGGTGGTAAATCAAATGCTGATGATCGTTTCTGGCAACCAGAGGTTGATGCCGCTGGTAACGGATACGCTGTCATTCGTTTTCTTGATACACCAGCAGTAGACGGTGAAGATGGTTTGCCTTGGGTGCAGATTTGGTCGCACGGTTTCCAAGGTCCAGGTGGTTGGTACATTGAGAATTCTCTCACAACACTTGGCAAGACTGACCCTGTTTCTGAGTACAACACAGTTCTTTGGAATTCTGGCATTGAAGCCAACAAGGAAATTGCTCGTAAGCAGAAGCGTAAGTTGACCTACATCGCAAACATCCTTGTTGTTTCTGACGCAAAGCGTCCGCAGAATGAGGGCAAGGTTTTCTTGTTCAAGTTCGGCAAAAAGATCTTTGATAAGATCAAGGAACAACTTGAGCCACAGTTTGCTGATGAGACCCCAATGAATCCGTTTGATTTCTGGAAGGGTGCAAACTTCAAGGTCAAGATTCGCAACGTCGAAGGCTATCGCAACTATGACAAGTCGGAGTTTGAGGCTCCTGCTCCATTGTTGAGTGGTGATGATGCGAAGATTGAGCAGGTCTGGAAGTCTGCCCATTCACTCAAGGATTTCTTGAAGCCTGATAACTTCAAGTCCTATGATGAACTCAAGGCTAAATTGGACAAGGTTCTTGGTGCTGGTGGAGTTGCTGGTGCAACTGCCAAACGAGTTGATGATGAGGAAGCAGCCGCTCCTGTCATTCGCTCTGCTCCTGCCAAGAAGGTCACTGCTGAAGATGTCACTGTCGAAGATGATGACATGGCATTCTTCGAGAAACTTGCTGCTGAGTAATTTTCTTTAGAAAACCGTAGATGTTTTCAGGGGGACTTCGGTCCCCCTTTTTTTATCCGCGAAAGCCCGTATACTGCGGATGATTTGAGTCAGCCATTGATAAGCGATTGAATGTGTTATCATCAGTAAACACTTTGCCTGTTCTTGAATCGCCTTGTGGTCTTGTTGTTATTGTTTTAGAATTATTGATCACAATTGGTTGTGATGGTTTATCTTCTTGAGTTGTTTTCATCATATCAGTAATTGCCATCAATTGATCTTTTTCTCTTTTAGCATTTAAGATCATGTTTGCATCTTGACTCATTGGACTTAATGTATCAGATTCTTTTCTTAGACTGAGATTTTTTGGACTTGTGATTGAACTAAAGTCTCCTGCTTCTTCTCTGCGATTATATTCAGACAAAACTTCGCCAGCTCTTCCACCGCCATAGAAGTCGGCATAGAGTGCTTTGAATCTTTCCCATGGATCATTTCCATATTCATATTCATCTCTTCCGAGATCGGGACCCTGCCCCTCTCCTTCTCGATATCCACTTACATCGACAGAATCAATTTCTTCATCTTCATCTCCAGCCAATCTTCCTCTCACATCAATCGATTCTAATTCATCTAGATCATCTTCTTCTTTGGCACCAGCCAGAGTTCCAGAAACATCAATTGATTCGATTTCTTCAAGATCATCTTCTTCTAATTCAGGAGAAACTTTTGTATATGTCACGTTTAATTTGGAAAGTTTGTAGTCCTCTGGGGCAGCATCTTGATTATCGAACATCTCGCTGACAACATCATTAAATTCCTGAGACACAGCTGGTATTTGAGCAGTATCTGAAGTTGTATCTGCCTCGGTAATAGGTTGGTTAATTTCAATTGGAGTATATCCTGCACCCATACCAACGCCAGAAAAGTCGAGTCCAGTCAGATTTAAATTTCTTAATGTTTCTAATGTGCTGCTATCTAATCCAAATTGACCCAATCCAGCCAATGTACTATCTTCAGTTGTTTGAAGTGCTGCTGCAACATTTTTGATTCCAGAATCTTCTGTCAATCGAGTCGTATTGATTCGTTTGGCACTTTCTTGATCTTCCTGAAGTTTTGATATAAATTCCTCAGCCTGATCCATTGACATAATTGCGTCTGCAGTAACATCTCCAGGTTTGGTGTATGTTGGTTCGCTCTTTTCAATCTGATCTTGAATCCTTTGATTCAACGATCCTGCAATTGAATTGTTGATTGATTTTGTATCGCTGGAGACAACTTTCTTGACCATGTCGCCTGCATCATCTCTAAAGGTGTTGCCAATTGTGGCTGCGCTTGGAAATGAGGCACCAAATGGACTTCCAAATGGACTTCCGAAAGGATTTCGGAAAGGACCACCACCAAATCTAGATGAGAAATCGTTCTGATAGAAATCGCCTCTATCTGCAAAATTGCTGCGAAGTCTTTCGATGTTAGATACGCCAATTGCCATTATCGTTTTCTCTGTAGTTGTCGTTCTCTTATCTTATCATTTTCTTCTTTGACGTGTTGCGCCACTAAAGAAACATACATTGCTCTTTCCCAAGGAATCATTTGCTCAAGTTCCGTTAGGCTATATCCATGATGTTGCATCAATGCAAAATTAGTCATGAAGTATGTTTTCAAATTCTCATTACGAAGGCTTATACGAAAAAATCGAGGAGACCCTCCAGCCTGATGGTGTGATTCTTACCACACTTCTTACAGACTAATTCATTTTCAAATTTCAAAATAGGCATGTCAAGAAAAAACTTTTTAATCTTTCGATATTGTTCAGTTGTTAAGTTATTCACAAACTCATCAAACTCACCTTGCTGCATTTCATCAATTCTATAAACCTGATTCTCATCAAAAAGATATTCTGTACATTGTTTAAGAATCTCAGTCGGTGCATCTTTTGAATTCAGCTTCTCAATCAATACTTTCGAAACACTGATTGTCGGATAATTCAATTTAATACCAACGCCATTTGATAACTGAATCATATTCTGGACTGGCTTGTGATCAATTGCTACTTGTAGCAAGTCCACATTCATCTCCATACGACCTTTACATCTCTTGTTCTCTGCAACGACGTTTTCGCAAACGTATTCTAGAGTCACAACTTCGCCGATTGATCTTGCTCTTAAATTTAAGAACAAATACTCAATCTCATATAAAGGTAATGATTCAACATCAATATCTTCTAACACACAATTCTTCACAATTTGCTTAATGGCATCTAAACTTGTTTCATAATCTTTTGACTCAAGTGCCATTAAAAGAATCTTTTCTTCTTTCACCACGAATGGTCTAAAAGTAATTTCTTTATCTAATGACTCAATTCTAAGTTTATATGTCGGCAAATCAATTTTTGGTATAGCCATAATTCACTCCATAAGTTATCAGCCACCTCGTCTTCTTCTTCCAGTGACGTCAATACTTTCTAATATTTCGGTTTCTCTTCTAGTTCCTCTCACATCAATACTTTCTAAGACTTCACTTCCATCTCCACGTCGTCTTCTTCCATTCACATCAATGCTATCTAAGACTTCTCTATCGCGGCGATTTCCAACAACATCAATGCTCTCTAAAACTTCTGGCGCATCATCATCACTTCTCTCATATGCGTCAGCATTCAAACTTCTCCAGTAACGATATGAGAATGTGGCGTCAAGTCTAATTGGTTCTTGTTCTGCCCACGATCCTTTGATTTCACCAAGATTAATTGGAAACACTTCGTAAAGTCTCATGCCATATGAGACTCGATTACCATCCTCAGAAATTTGAAGAATGTCTATTTCTCCAATGTAATCATCGCGATATCTAAAATCGTATTTGTTTTCTTTTGGGTTTACAAAGTTTAGCCATGCGTCGAAGAACATTTTCTGACGCATGTCATCATCCACAATAAATGAAATCGTTACATCTTTGTAATCGCTGCGAACTGGAACGTTCATCGGTGGACCACCATAGTATAAGTCGGTGGTCAATAGTTCTTGTCCAGGATAACTTACAGACTCTGCATAATAAGTAAGATAGTTATCCTTTTCTTTATAATTCAGAATCTCAACAAGCTCTGCTGGCGGCTTGATATTGATGGCAATTCGATTGAGTCTTGAGAAGCCACTCTTTCTGGCTTGAGAAAGGAAGTTGCTGATGTTCAGCGTTCTTTGCGGATTTATTGCCATTAAGCGTAGCTCCTCATGTTTTGTACAGGAAGAAATATTGCTGTTTCCCAGTTATTCGGCTCAATATAAATTAACGGAGAAACCATCTGATCGTACAAATATCTTCGCATACAGTCCTGAACAGCGGAGAATCTACTCATATTTTTCAATAGATCGTATGAGA